TTGAATATTCATCAATACCTTTTTTAAATTTACTTATATGTATTTCTTGATGGTCAAGATTACGAGTATCTAATATAAAATCACCCATTTCCTCATATTGTGTAGTTGTTGATTGCGATTGGGATTCTGTATTACTATCTGAGTTTTCATAATTTTGAGTAGTTTCATTTGTATTTAAATCTGATTTAATTTCATTTGACATTTTTAATTTTCACCTACTTTTATGATTCTTATGTGATTATATATTATTTTTATACGAAACAAAATGATGAAGCATTTCCCATATTATATACTTTGTCTTGCTTAACCAAGTCTTTTCTTCTTATTTCATATAATTTATGAGCGAGTAAAAGCAACGAATAGAACCTATCGTCATGTTCGTGTTGATTTGGATTGGCGTATCTAACTATTGTTCCATTTCCATCTTTGAATTTATGTATAGCTAACAACTCTGATTTCATAGCGTCTATATTTATTAAAGAAATCTCATCGTCTAAAGATAATTTTTTCTCTTTTAATTCAATTTCTCCTTTTGCATTTCTCACTTCTTCAATTATATATCCCTTAGTGTCGTATTCTTTAGGAAATTTAATCAAATCTAAAGACATTAACTCAATTAATTCATCACACATTTGCATTCTATATTTTTTAGGATTAATAAGGTTAAATATTCTACTAGCGTTAGGATAATTTTTTGCTTCTTCTCTATATAAATCATGTGTTTCATCTATAAATCCCTTATGCATTTTTCCTTTAGAATCTTTCCAATCTTCCATGAAAACATCTGCAAATCCTGATGGTTGTCCTCCACTTCCTGCATCCATCAAAAAACTCTCAAGGTTTTGAAAATCAGGATTTCCTTCTCCATTATATGCCAATACCGTTTCTTGCATTATTTTTACTTGGTCTGGTATCTTTAGAGACATTCTTCTTTTTTTAGTAATATCTATTAAGTTAATACAATTAACTACTTCTCCATAGTATCCTACTGCTTCGTCATAACATACTTTCATTACAGATAATATACTAGCATCTCCAGAACGAGCTGGATCTGAACCCAGTATATACTTGCTTTTATTATCAACGTTAAATAATTCAGGTAATAAAAATGTTGAATTTTTTATAATATTAGCATTTTTAACCATTTGGTCTTCATGTTCTGCTGTGGGACGATTAAAGTACTCCCTTAAAGCTTTCTGTGGGTTTACTCTCATTTCATTATCTATTTGGGATTGTTTCAATAATGGAGCACATTTCTCCCCATCTAAAATTGGGGCTAAAGGTACGCTACAAGGTATGCTTGTTACAAAATAGTTTCTATCTCCTGCAAACATTTTTATTGCATAGTCACGAAATCTCTTATAAAAAAGGCACTCTGTGTCATTCATAGAGGATGCAAATAAAAGTTGTGTAGGGCATTTTAAATATTCTATTCTTGAATCATATCCTGCTTCGATTGATGTACTAAAATCTGAGTCCTGTGTGCTGAAGGCTATACCTGCAATAAGTAATTCATCATTTGAAAAGGCTGATTCTTCTCAGTCGAAAAAAGTAAATGTCGAACGTTTCGACCTAATGTTATTAGGATCGCCGTTTAAAGTCGAAATAACACTATCATTGTAACTTTTTACTGTATGACTTGCTGGATTGTGTACTTAGACGAACCCAGTTTTACATGCAGGAGATTTAACTGTTTCAAATGCAAAAACATCTTTTAATGATTTAATTGATTGTATCCTTTGCATTGCAACATCCTCTAGTTTTTTAAAAGCTTCTATACTTTGGCTTCCGACAGAACCGATGATATAAATTGAAGCTCCTTCAAATAATAACCACTTTAATATCATTATAATACTTCCTAAGAACGATTTTCCAAAGTTTCTACTGCAAGCCCAAACACTATACTGTGCAGTCCATGTTTCATTCAAAAGATATTTTTGTGCATCCATTAATTTTATACCTAATAAATCCTCACAAGCTATGCAAGGATTACGTCTCCAGTATGCTATTATATCTGAATTTTTTTCATATAATTCTATTTTACGGGTTGATAGTGTATTTTTACTCCTCTTATTTACTGATTTCATTTGGCATCACCTTTCTTCACCTACATAAATTTTAACTAATTTTATAGTTAAGCAGGGTGGTTTATAAATAAACCTTTTTCTATTAATATTTTATATTATTTAATTTCTTTTGGATTCTTCAATTCCTCAATTTCATTGTTTAAATCTCTATTTTCAGTTATGAGTTTCCTAATTTCTTCTCTAAAATCTAATTCTTTTCCTTGTAATTTCTGCACTTCATCTCTTTGTGTTTTTAATATATTATTAACATCATTATCATCAAAATTTAATATATCTATTATTGATTGATTACTAATATCAGCAGAAAATTTCATTCCGTATGCCTTCTTCATATCATAATAATTATGTTCAGCTTTCTCAAATCCTAATTCTCTTAAATTTTTCATCATACTTCCTAATGTAGAATTTTTGGAATTACTACCTGACCTATGCTTCAATGCTATATTATTCTCTTTAGAAAGCTTATCATTTTGTTGATTCCATTTAGTTGTTATATCAGCTAAGGAGGATATATCTTTACTATTAGCTACCATACCTCCTATTGCTGAACTTAATCCATTTATTGCTAGATTGGCTTTTCTAATTTGATTATTATTATTTACAATTTGTAATATAACACTAATTTTATAAGCATCTTCTAATGTGTCTTCGTCTAAATAAGGTATTAAGTCAGTATATAAAGACCTTTGGTCGCTAATATCATAACCATCAAAAGCATCATATCCTAACATTCTAATACAATCTTCTTTTGATTTTTGCTCTTCTATTGTTAAACTTTTTAAAGCTAATTCTTTCTCAAATAATATTTCTTTTGCATGAATAAGTTTAATTTCTCTATCCTCAAATGTCTTATGCCTGTATTGTGGCATAACTATATTTTTCATATAGAAATTCATTATATTTGCGGAATCTGAACCTCTTTTCTCAAATTCTTGTCTTGAGGATTCTATTAATTTCTCCTCATAATAAATATCCAATAATTCGCAAGTTCTATATATTGCCGTTTGTTCATCATCTTTATATTTTGCTTTATAAAATTCAAATATAGCAAATACGCAGTTTTTGCATACGCACATCTTATGATTTGCTTTAAATATTTCACTTTGACTACTGTAAAATTCGGTATTATGTTTTGTTTCACCACAACAAGTACAGGTAATATCTATTGCTACTTTTTTAGTTGTGGGTGTCTTCCTTTTACTTGGTGGCTTAGTTATCATATATTTTTCACTTCCTTATATTTTTATATTGTTTTATTTACCTATCTTTCCAACAAACCCTTCACACTTAATATCAAATACTGGAACACTATATATTCTTTTAACATTTTTACTCCCACATTCACATTCAACTGTTACTTCTTCATTCATACCGTGAGTAATCTCAAATTTTTTCTCACACGAATTGCATTTATATGTATAAGTCAATTTCATCATTCCTTCTTGTTTATTATTATTGTTTTACTTTATATTCTCATTAAGTAGGACTAAAAATCTAATCCTACCTGTCAAAATATAATCTATAAAGGAGCTACAACTGTATTACTAATCAATGTTACAGCAGTCTGTGCAAGTAATCTCCCATTTACAGAAGCATTAGTTCCTAAAGTTATATTTGTCTTACCTAATACAATTCCTTCAAAATGTGAGCCAGTTCCAATCGAAACTGTTTCTGAAGATTGCCAGAATATATTCTTTGCTAATATTCCACCTGTTAATATAATTCTAGTATAATTAGCTTGGGTAATTCCTTTTGCAATTTGAAATATAAATATATCATTTATTCCACCATGTAATGTAACATCTTTACTTATCAAAACTCCTGTACTCCATTTATAAACTCCAGCATTAAGTAGTGTCTTACCACTTAAATCTCCTGTATATAGTTCTGTATAATTAGGGACTCTACTACAAGCATCTGTATAAGCTGTTTGCATATCACCTATTGCTATAGTTAAATCGCTACAAGTAGGAGAAACATAATTTGAAGCATATGCTTTTCCTATAATTTGACTTGAAACAGAAAATTTATTAGTAGCATCTTGAGTTAATGAAAATCCAGTAATTGCAGTTGAAGCAATTGGGCTAACTCCTATATTCCCGATAATAACAGAATTAGGAACAGAAGAGATTCCTGACTTTGACAAAATAGCATAATTACCAGCAGTTCTAAGGTTCACTTTACTAATCATATTAATAATGCCTCCTTTGTTATATGTATATTTATTTTATATTATTATTTCTAATATACTTATCATTAAGAATCCAGTGCTTAATTGAATACGAGTATGTAAACCATTCTCCATTATTTCTTATTCTATCAGAGCTAAACATACGGTGAAAATACTTTTCATTTGTACAGTTGCCAATTACATAATAAAGTAATTCTAATACACTATCACACCCAGTTTGAAGTTGTTTTATTCGTTTATTAATATCTTTATTTCTAGTAAATCCTATTTTTACACTGTTTGTATCTCTATTTAATATAAAATAAACATATCCTTCTGAATTCGACATACTTCACCTCTAATTTTATTTTATTATAAATTTATATTCTCAAATATGGACACTAAAATTAATTAATGTCCATTATCAAAATATAATTATGTATTATTCTTATTCTTATATCAATTCTTAAAAAGAATCTTTTCATCATTCAATCCAACTAATTTACCTTCGGCATTATAATTAAATATTTCAACATCCATTGGGGTTGTGACAATATCATAATCTGGAAATTTCTCATTCACACTTTTATGAAACGCTTGTACTATATCTAACTCCATTAATTTTCCATCACTATCCGTAGGAACTTTTTGAATTATAATTCCTTTTTTAACTCTTGATTTCTTGTCTTCACAATATTTAATATATTCTTCTTCTACTTTTTGCTCTTGTATTTTCCTTTCTTCTTCTATCTTCTTATTTTCTAATTCTCGGTCTGCTTTCCCATCATCCCATATTTTTTTGGATGCATCATATTCTTCTTTTAATTCATCATCATAATCTTCTACTATTTCAGTTACATATGTAATGTTGTAAATTGTATTTCCATTTGTATCCTTGGTTTTCTTTTCAATTTTAGTATATTTACCTATTTCTTCTAAAAATATTTCTTCATAATTGTTAAATTCAAATTTCATTTCTTTTTCAAGTATTTTAACTCTTTCTAATGTTTCTGTCATTTTATTTAAATGACAATCTCCACCACCGTCTATATTAAATTCATAATATTTTCTTACCTTTCTTGCCATAAATATACTCTTTTGTGATTGTGATTCTTTTACCTCTTTCTGATTAAATAGTTTTAACATATTGTTATACTCCTTTTGGCTATGCCAATTTATTTCAGAGAATTATATTCTCAAATAAAGACACTATTATAAAATAATGTCTTTTATCAAAATATAATTTATTTTATTTTATTAACTTATTCTTTCATACATTATTCCATCAAAATGGTCATTTAATTTATTTGGCAATACTATTATTTTATTATAATCTAATCCTTCTTTACGATAGTTAATTCCTGTAGTTATTATCTCTGCAAATACAGCAGACTCATTATCTATACAAATTGACATATATTTTATACCATCAAATAATATCTTATCGCCTTTATTAAATATAATATTCTCTAAATCAATTCTTCCAAATTCCTTAATATTTTTACATACTATGTCATCATTTTGTTCCCATATACATACACAATCAATAAAAGTTCCATTATCTAATTTTTTACCATATTTACTATCCATTAATTGAAAATCATATTTTTTAATAAGTGTAACTATCTCGCTATAAGCATTAATAAGTTGTTTATACATTTGATAATTTCCTTTATTCAATTCTATTTTCATTTTCTCTTTTAATAATTTTTCCTCATTCTTTAATGTTTCTACAACACCCTCATTAAAATTTAATTTATCTTCCATATTATATACTCCTCTGCGTACAGTCGCCACTTATAATTTGAGAAAGTTAACCTTGTTTAATTTATATTCTCACGAGTGCTTACCCTTTCAGATAAGCATTATCAAAATATAATTATATTATTCTAACTTATAAACATATCATCTAAAATATTTTCTAAATTCTTAAAATTTTTATAATGTATTCTGTGCAATAATATATTATTTTCAAAACAATATTTATTTTTCAATTCATCATGAAATTGGGTAATGTTCAGATTTTCTTCTCCACCAAAGAAATCAGATGCATAAAAGTGTTGTGAGCCATCATATTCCAAAAGAAATTCTATTTCTGATTTTTCTTTATTTTTAAATATAACGAAATCAAATCTTAGTAGTCCGTTATTAACTCCTCTCAAATTTTCATATGAATATTGATTTTCAAAACATATTTCTTTATGTGTTAAATATTCTCTTATATTTCTTTCACCTTTGCTTTGATTGCAATATCTACATCTGCACCCATTTCTAAAATTATCATAACTCATTTCCTGTATTATATCTTTGTGTTTTGGACAAATATATTTTATTTTTGTTGAAGAATTTTTATATGTTTGACATTCTAAAACATAGTATCCTGCCTCTTTAAATTTATTAAAAACAAAGCTTTGAGATAATCTAGTACTTTCCCATGATTTTGCTAAACATAATGGTCTTAAAATTTCCAACCGTATTATTTGTTGCAATCTATTACACTCAGGACACCTGTTGCCTTGCAAAAAATTAGCAGGTTTCATCTCAAATTCATTGTTATTGCATTTTATATTATTATGTCTAAATTTTATCTTTATATCAGATTTAGTGTATTCACCTAATACTGTATACTCATCCCCAACTAATTTATAAACTTCTTTTATAAATTCTTCATTTGTTTTCGTCCTATCAGTAGCACGTTTCTTTTCAGAACATATTGGACATATTTCTCCTCGTAAAAAGTTAGAAGGGGATTTTGAAAATTCGTAGTTATTACAGTCGTTACAGTTATGCTTTATCAATATTTTAGTATGATTATTTATATATTTACCTAAAACAGTATATTCATTACCTACTTTATCTAAAACTTCTTGTTTAAAGATTTCAGTAGTTTTAGTTTTCTTACTGTAATCTTCTCTCATTTCTCTTTTTTTAATTATTAATTTCCTACCGCATTTGTTGCATTGCCTTTTGTTTTTATAATGAAAATTGTCAAATGTAGCTATAAAACTTTCCCCACAAGAACATTTTATATTGATATTATGTCTTGTATCTATATAATCTTCTTTTTCTGTTAATAACTCACAATTATTATTTTTAATAAATTCTTGTACATGTTCATAACTAATCTTTTTATTTTCTATGGATATCTTCTTACCACATTCATTGCATTGTCTTTTATTTTTCCTTTTAAAATTCTCATAATTTGTTTCATATTCTTTTTTACATATCCCACATATAATCTTAATTTTTACAGTTGTATTATTTTTATTTTGAGATATTATTTCTTCCTCAAATTCTTTATTCGTAGTAACTATTTTACATCCATTACCTTCAGTACCCTCTATATAATTTTTAATTTTTTCATATTTAATTTTCTTACTCATAAAACACACTCCTTTGATATGATTTTGATTTATTTGATTTAAAAGTTATTTTATATTATTTATTTCTATTATTAATCTCAGTAAAGTCCGTTAATAACTTCTCGGTTTCTAAGAAGTTAAATACTAAAAGCCAACTTTTCTTCAAATTCGGTTCGGTATATAACATTGTGTTACCTTTAGTTATTAATTCAATTGCTATATCTTTTTTAAATATCTTCTTTGTTACCATTGTTAACACTCCTTTGATTTAGATTGATTTTATATTATTATATGTTAGTTGAATTATTTTGTTACTTATATTTTCATTAAAGGATACTAAAATCTTAATATCCTTTATCAAAATATAATTATTTTATCTTATTCTTCTTCAGTTAGTACTCCTCTAATTTCTTCTACATTTAAGTGTTCAAAGAATTCTATATCTAAATATTCGTCTATGTCATCGTCAATATAAAGACATTCAGTTTCAATAGTAAAATATCCACCTTCTCTTATGATAGGCTCAATTACAAATATTTCTGCTTCAGTTATTTCTACCAAGTATCCTTCTAAATCACTATGTAGAGTTATAGAAAAATCATCCTCAAAATCAAATATAGAATATTCTGCTACTATTGCTTTTGCAGTTTCAAAATCAGTAATTAAACTAATTTCACCATAATTTTCTAAAATATCTTCTATAAATTCTAATTTGGCAGTAATAACATCTTCAAAGTCTTCTGATTCTATTTCAACTCCACCAGTTTCTCTAATCACTAACTTTTCAAGGAGAGCATCTAACTCTTCACTAGCCTGTTTATTATCTAATCTCATTTTTAAAGACGATAAAGCAGTACCAACTACGTTAAATGATGTTCCAAATTTATTAAACACGGCTTGAACTAATTCTAGATTTGTATCTTCGTCTAATATTTCCTCATCATCGTCACATTCATTACAAAATCTACAATCATGTAAGCAAGTTTCTTCATCAGATTCTAATTCTTCTTCACAATCATCTTTGAAGTCTACGACTATAAGCTCTTCGCTGAAATAAATTTCATCCAATTCCTGTTCATCTAATAATCCCTCTTGAACTATAATAAATGAACCCTCAATTTCCATATCCATCCCACAATCTTCACTAAAAGTTATTGGTTCTACACATAAGTATATATCACCGTTTGTAGTAGTATCCTTTGAAATAAGATATATATAATCCTCATCATTAATTTCCTTTATAAGTGATTTACATTCAAATGTTCTTGAATCTAAAAGTTCTCTCATTATTAATTTTGAAACTACTAAGCTAATGTTTTCCTCTATGTTGAAACGGTCTTGTATAAAATCTACCATCACTTTTTCTGATTCGAGTTCAAATTTTATCATTATTATATTCTCCTTTTAATTTGGTTAATTTTATATTGTTTATGTATTAAAGTGTTTGGTCTTTAATTACGTTTACTTGTACTTTAGCAATCTCTAGTTGATTAGCACTGATAATCTCCTGTAATTTTCGATTATGTGAACATGTCTGAAAATTGATAGAAATCTCATAAGCTTGTTGATTAGATAATCCTGCGTTTATTAGACTTGTATAGTATCCACATAATACATTGGCATCTTTACATCCTGAAATAAATTCATCACTCTTTGCCATTTCTGTTACAGATTCGTCATCATAAACTATTTCTTTACCTATTCTCTCTAATTCCTTCTCAATTTCTAATTCTATATATCTTTCATCAGATGATATATCCATTATTCCTTGACCTTGTTCTTGTAACTCTTCGTCTTTTAATACACTTTGGTCTTCTAATTCTATATTTTTTTCATTAACATTCTTATCACTCATAATATTATCCTCACTTTATATTATTATTTTAAATTATGTGGTCTACAATACCTTTAGCAATACATT